TATTTTTATTTTCTTTTCATATTCTTATTTTTATTTAACCATACAATTGCCGCATTTCAGAATACGACATATTTTTTCCGGTTTTTTGAATAAATTCTTTTTCACCCTCTTTCATTATATTTAATAATGAATCTATCATCTTATTAGGATCATTTATTTCTGTTTTCATTAACTCTTTCACTTTATTTTCTCCTTCCTTTTCTAATTTATTCATTAACTTTTGTAATTCATCGGAATTCAGATCAAAACATTTTTGTGCTTTATTATCATTACTCATTATTTTAAAGATAATATACTTTATTATGTTATCTTTAGATATTTTTAGAATATATTTTAGTATATTTATGTATATTTTATAATAGAATCAATATATTTTTTCTCATAAATTGCAATTTTAGAAGTACGATCCCATGTACTATATGGCACAATTATTCTGTCTTCTTCAACTACTAATCCCACGCAATATTCAATACAATCACCTTCAAATTTGAATGGTGCGGAATAACGCAAGAGTTTCATCGATTTATCAAAAACAACAAATAAATGATAATAATGACGTGGTTGTTCATACGATACTATATGTGTAATAAACCATAGTTCATTATTAAATTCTGCTCCATTTGTTGAACCACGCATATGCTTAAAAATTTTAGGTACATTTTCTTCCTTTCTAATCAATTCTAGATTGTTTGTAGCAGGATTTAATTTACAGATTTGCATAGGATACCAATTATAAATAATATGTGGTTCATTTTCAATGTTTACAAAAATCCAATTTTTTTCACAACTTGAATTGGAGAACTCTGCTTTATTTTCAACAGGTTCTAAAATATTTTTATTCATATCATACTTACCACTGCAAATTCCAATATTTCCATTTTGATGTAATCCTGTTCCAATAAACATAATACTATTGTCGCAGTTTGAAAAAATTCTAACATCTTCAATACCTATATAGCGTCGACCATCAAAATTAGAATCTAATAATTTTTCACTTACAATTTTAAAATCTTTGGATAATTCAATTCGTTTATTAATAGTAATAATATGATCATCACAATTGAGATAATGTCCAGCTTCATTAATTGTATAATTTACTAATCGCATATTCATCAAATAACCATCTCCATTAGGTATGATACACGATGATGATGAATTGAATTCTCTTGATTTATTTGCAATTTCGTGATTTATAGTAGTAGAAAAATCTAATTTTATTATTGGTTTTAAAATATCTTTATAAAATTTCATATTTGAAAATGTATTATCTGTTATATTTTTGTCGTTGCAATTATTTAATATTGTAATAACTTGCTCATTTATATTTTTTATTCCCAAATAACATGATATAATTGATAATTCATATTCTAATTTATACATATAAATATCATTATTTAAAAATAAAAAGGTATCTTTACCAGTTGAATTTTGAAGCGCTTCTTTTGCCATTTTATAAAACATATATGCGGACTTACATTTACTTGTAATACGATAATATTGAATAATTTCATATAAATTTTCAATACGAATAGGTAATAAATTATAACCATCTAACCACGAAAAAATAGCTTGATCCATTTTTCCCATATTTTTATATGATAACCCAATTCGATAATAACTGTACCACACTTCTTGTTCCCATCCACCAATTTCAATTCTTCTTTTATAAGTTTTAATGGCTTCCTCATAATTACCTGAATCATAATAACTATTTGCTAGATAAAAATGATACCGATCACTATTTGGATTTTCTTCAATACCTTTTTTAAGAAGTCTAACATCCCTTTCAAATTTATCTGCTTTTGCTCCACCATCACCAATATCACGAATAAATAATGTATTCTTATCTATATTACTTTGTGTATTTTTAGGAGGTGTTGAAATATATTCATGTGTTACTCCAATATATATGTATAATCCATTATTTTTAATAATTCGCATATTATTATAATAAAAATCATCAGTACCCTGTAATATCATAAATGAATCATAACTACTTAATATTGATTTATTAAAATTTGGTTTAACTTCTAAAATCATATCAGCATCTAAAAATAAAATATAATCTGACATACCAAAACAAGATTGCATAGCAAAATTGCGATTATGTGCAAAATTAATAAATGATTCATTTACAATTTTACCTGGAATACCTTTGTTTTCAAAATATTCTGTTATAATTTCTTTTGTGTTATCTGTAGAACCAGTGTCACATATACAATAACTATCAATAATTGATGATACAGAATCAAATAGACGTGTAATAATTTTTCCTTCATTTTTAACAATCATATTCAAACATAAAGTTGGTTCAGATTTACTTTCAGTAATTATTATTTCCATCTTAATATTTTAAATGTCAATATTATTTTTAAGTATTTTAATTGTATTATTATTATTAATTAAATTTTTGTAGAATTATTATTTATTTTATTTCATTTTATTTCATAAAAAATACTATTTGTTTATTATAAATGGCTGAAACCAGATTCAATAGTGATCCTTGTAGAATATCAAAAAAATTACAGCAAATGACAGATCAAGGTAGATATATTATGAATATGCCAGGTAATGGGGAACATCCTGCTTATATGGCAGACCCGCAAATTATTATTCAAAAATGGGGTGGTAATTTGCGAACAAATTCAACTAATATAGAAAGTGAATTGCTAGGTGTAAACAGACCATTAAGTAGAGATTGTTTAGGAAGAGATGAATATCAACGATTTGATTTTAAATCACAAGCAATACAATATCCTGTATGTGCAAGTTTAACTACTGAACAATCTAGAACTATTATGCCTGCTTGGACGGCACGCGATCTTGAGCAATCAAATTGGTATTATCTACCATTAAATCCACAAGAAAATACATGTCTCTCATTTCAAAATAATTTGAATACGAGAATGTTAGAAAAAGATTACTTTGTTTCACAAATACCGTGTAATTTATCAAATGATTACACTTCATTGCCAACGAGTTCTATGAATGGTAATAGTAAAGGATCGATTAATAAAACATGCGCACAAACTTCATCATGTTCAAAAATTTAAGAAAAAGAAAAAAAATATTATATAAATTTTTATACTTTATATATATAATATAATGGAATTCGCCATACCACTGATAGCATTAGGAGGAATGTATGTAGCTGCAAATCAAAAACCATCAAATAATAGTTATTCGCAAAATATGCGATTAGAAAAAGGATTAAAAACTATACAACAAGATGCATTTACAAATATGGGTAACCGTAATGTTTTGCCAAACACTACTACCCCTCCTCAAAATTATCCTGTTCCCAATATGAATGAATTGCTCGACACTGTAGAAAGATATCAAAATCCAAATGTAGCAACAGATAAATACTTTGATCAAAACTATTATGAGAGAAAAGAGAACGCTGGAAAGAAGGTTGGAAACAATATTCAGGAAGTTTATTCATTAACCGGGAATTATTTAGATAGTAATGAATTTAAACACAATAATATGGTTCCTTTTAATGGAGGCAAATTTAAAGGCCAGGTTTATGGTGTAAATATGGCCGAAACTATTTTAGATAATATGGTTGGAAGCGGCTCTCAAACAATTAAGAAAATTGAACAGGCGCCTATGTTTAAACCACAAGAAAATATGCAATGGGCAAATGGTGCCCCGAATATGAGCGATTTTTATCAATCACGAGTTAATCCTGGTATGAAAAGTAGCAACACAAAACCATTTGAATCTGAATATGTTGGACCTGGTTTAGGCCAAGGATATGGAACAAAAGGAAGTGGGGGTTATAATTCTGGAATGGAATCACGAGATGCTTGGTTGCCAAAAACGGTCGATGAATTACGTGTTACTACAAATCCGAAATTAGAATATTCGCTCGATAACCATCAAGGGCCATCTTATTCTCATGTACAAAATGTAGGAATACTTGGAAAAGTAGAGAAATATCATCCAGATACTTTTTTTATTAATAGTCAAGATCGATGGTTAACTACTACTGGGCAAGAAAAAGCACAGGCATTGCGACCTATTCAAGAAGTTCATTCTACAACTCGAACAGGAACATCGCAATCCTATTCTGGTGTTGCAGGAGCTGATAAAAATGCTAGTTATGTGCCTACTTCATATACCGAACCTAAAAGAGCTGTTTTGGATGTAATGGATGTTACAGCTTCGTGTGCAATGGGTCGCGGTCCATCAAATGATGGAGATAATTTTCTTCAAAGTCATACAAATTATGAGAATAATCGTTCAACAACACGACAAATAGATAGTTATAGGAGTTCATTTAGTGGTGCCATTGGTGCTGTTATTGCTCCTATTATGGATGCATTTCGGCCTACTAGAAAAGAAGAATATGGCCCGAATATTCGTGTTTATGGTGATGCAGGTTCAAATGTTAAACAAACATATGTTCTTTCACCTGGTGATAGACCTGCAACAACAATGAAAGAGACTACATTATATAGTCCGAATGCTTATATTGGAAATCAATCAAGTGTTGGATATGTTTTGCATAATCAGCAAGCGATTGAAAATCAGCGTGATACAACAACATGTGGATATATTGGTAATGTTGGAGGTAATGGTGCAGCTCGACAAGGTGAATTTATAGTTGATTCAAATTATCGTCAACATAACAATGACAAACTAGAGGCGACACAACAGAGTTATACACCACAAGGGGGAACACAAATTTATAATCAACAAATGAATGTTAATGTTGCTCGCATTGATTCTGATCGAAATAATACGCGAACTTTTGCTCCTAACGCGTCGACTATTGGTCAAGTGCCGATTGGGAAGGCGCAGTACGGACAGGTTCGAGGAAAGCAGCATTATGATGAGGCTAAAATTGGAGTGGACAGGCTTGACGGGTCGCTGCTTGAACAATTTAGAAAAAATCCATACACACAATCATTGCATAGTTGGGTTAACTTTTAATTGATTATTCTTTATTGAGTGAAATATACATATTTATAAAAAAGAATAATCAATTCGGTAAAATTTAATATAAAAATACAAAGCGTATTATAATAAATTCAAATTAAATGTCATTACAAATTCATAAAAATATAATGGAAAAATTACAATACTTTTATGATATTCGCAAAATCCCGAATATTATATTTCACGGATCATCCGGTTGTGGAAAGAGAACACTAGTAAATAATTTCATAAACATCATCTATAATAATGATAAGGAGAGAATAAAGTCATTTGTAATGTATGTAAATTGTGCTCACGGAAAAGGAATTAAATTTATCCGCGAAGAATTGAAATTTTTTGCCAAAACTCATATTCATTCAAATGGTGGAGACATTTTTAAAAGTATCATCCTATTAAATGCTGATAAACTAACAATAGATGCTCAATCCGCATTGCGTAGATGCATAGAATTATTCAGCCATACTACCCGATTTTTTATAATTGTTGAAGATAAATATAAGTTATTGAAACCAATATTATCGCGTTTTTGCGAAATCTATGTACCAGAACCAGTTCATAATAATGTGAATATTAATTTATATAAGTATAATTTGAATGAGACTTTTAAATTAAAAGATGTAAAAACTGTTAGAATGGAATGGTTAAAAAAAGAATTACAAAAGGTTTTTTCTAAGGAAAAGACTAACGAAAAAAGTAACGAAAAACCTAAAGAAAAATTTAAGGAAAAAACGAAAGAACCAAATGATATTCTAATACAATTATCCAATAACTTGTACGAAAAGGCATATAGTGGGTTAGATATTATTCAACTACTCGAGACTCACAGTCAATTTTTGAATCTAACCAACGAAAAAAGATATGAATTATTATTCGCATTTAATAAAGTAAAAAAAGAGTTTAGAAATGATAAATTATTAATAATGTTTATATTAAATTTTTTATTTATAAGTTTAGATTTTAATTTAGAAAATATTACCTTCATGTAAAATGGACGATTTTAATGTATCAAGTTTACACGAATCAAAAAACGAATGGGGTTCAAGATTGTTAACTATATTAACACCATTAGTTTTAGAAGGGTTAAAATCTATTTTTGATGAAGCAACACAATTGTGTAGATCAAATAATGAAATGGATAAGTATTTAATGACTTTTCAAAATTTCATAAGTCGTATTCCCAAGTGGAATTCAAATATTATAGAAATGGAAAAAAACAGAATTGTTGAGAGAAGTGGGTGTGGTTATATGGAAGATTTAGTAACTTGTGTTCATATTATTCAATTGAAATTATTGACTGCAATTCGGGTTGGACAAAAACAGAAAAAGATTGATATTAATATTCCAAAATTAGATGATTTTATTCACAAGATTTATGTTAATGTTGCTAGAAAAATATACAAGAATGTGTATTTATTTGAATTAAATATTCCACCATTGCAGATTCAGAAACATCATAGAGAAATAGAATTAATAATTCAAGAGTGTATTTTGAATACTGTGAGAGAAAGTATTCCTGTTGAATCTATATTAAGAGCATATATGGATGAGACAATTGAAGAAGATGTAACAGAAGAAATTAGAGAAGAAGTAATTGAAAATCCAAAAGGACATAAAAGTACTAGAATTTCTGATAAATTAGATGATAAAAATACTTTAGATAAAGCCCGTATTATTCAAGAAACAAAGCCAGCTTTAGAATCAGAAGTATATGCAGTAACTACTAATATAGATGAATCCATTCCAGATTTTCCTGATTTAGCACCAGAAGATCATACAAGTCTCTCATTTAGTGATATAGATAATACTAAAGATACAGATAATAATGAGAGAAATGTAGTAGCTCCTAAAACAATGGAGAGATTAGATGAAATAAGTGATACCAGATATGCTCAAAGAAAATATGAATCTGATAATGATTCTGATAATGAATCCGAAGTTAATGATGGACCTATAAAGCTACAAATACAAGATCAGAATGTATTTTTAGATAGTTTTGATGTTCATTCATTAGATGATCCGGATATGAATTTATCAAATGATTTTTTATTAAATGATATTGAGGTTCTGGTTTAGATAGGATTTTTATTTCGTAGTTTTTATTTCGTAGTTTTTAGTTTCTTATTTATTTTGCGTAAAAAAATAAATAAGAAACTAAATTTATAATTTAAATGAAAAATATTTTTGTAGTTGCCGCTATAATATCAGTTATATTTTTTATAATTAAATTTATAGAAATGCGATTTGTAGATAAAGAGAGTAAACCGTTAAAGTTCTTAATTCGTGATTCTTTATTAGTTTATTTTAGTGTTATTGCAGGAAATTTTGTAATTGAACAATTGAAACCTGTTCTGCAAGAAGGTGGTGAAAGTATTGTAACAAATCCAATAGTATTTACAGGTAATCCAGAATTTTAATACTAATATCAATCATCGCCTTCATCTCCATATCCATAATCATCGTCATCAGACTCTTCAAAATATGTTAACTCTTTTCTCTCATTTTGTTCAAAACATTCATATTTCCAGTCTTGTATTTCTTCATCAAAATATTTAAAAGCACGATTTCGATGTCCATCAGCGAATACCTTCATCCCACGCTCTTTTTGCAAATACGAAATTGTGCAGTAATTAATTACTGGTGTTGCATAACCAGTATCCTTGTGATAAGGATACTCTTTGAAATGATCTTCTGGCTGTTTGAAGAATGGAAAGATTGATCCGTTCAAAGATACATAAGCTCGATGAAATAATGGTGTATAATAATCACCATCAAACGAATCTTCGCACGAGTTTTCTTCAATGAATGCGCAATCGTGACGACCTTTATCATCATCAAGATGAATATAAGTATATTTAAATTTATTCTCATCATACCCTCTGCCTGTTGTTTTTTCAGGGAATTCAATTTTTATTCCCCAAATAAGCTGGGTCGCAAAATTATCAATAATTGTCACTTTTTCTCTGTACCATTCTTCTCTATCTTCATCGCTTATAAATTTTTGAGAATAGTAAGGCCGATGACATGAAGCAAGTATTGTTGCTTCTAGTTGAAGAGGCGATTGTACCAAGAATCTGCTAATTTCTGGCCGATGTCGACTTTTGTGTTGCAAACACCGATACAACAATCCAAATGTTGTTTTTTGATAATGTGGTAGAAAGCTCCATCTTTCTTCAAATACTTTTGCAATTTTATTCCATTTGTATTGAAAGTATTTGTTATCACCATTTAGTATTTTGCCATCTTTTATCATCATATTAATAAACTGCATTGGCAATGCAGAAGTATGAATTGCGGTGGTCATTTTAAATTTGGTATTTGGTACTTTGTTGTTGTCTTTAATATATATATTAAATTAAAAACTTATCTTCAATTTTTAATTTAATTGTAAATGAAATGTAAGTGAAATACTCTTTACTATATTCTTTACCTACCAGTCCATACTTTTATAACAGGTTTATTAAGTTTTCGATGTTTTTTAAAATCTTCAAGATATTCGTTAAATGAGTAACCCCACTTTTCATATGAACCAATATTTCCTAATAAAGATTGCAGATTGATAAGATCAGGAAATTCATTATAAAATATAGACCCAAATATTCTTTCCAAACAACACCTATCTGATCTATTTTTGACAACATTTAATAAATTAAATATATTATATTTATTTTGTATATGTGTTAAAAAATTATGATTAATAAAACATTGTACTCCAAAACAACCATACCATTTTTTAACATTAAAAGTTAAAACATTATATTTTTCATTACCTAGTAAATTTTTATGAATATTATTATTATTTTTTAAAACTTGAATTAATCTTGTAGAATTCGCTAAATTTTCACTTTTTTCTTCATCAAAATGCCATAATGGTAACACAGGTGCAAGAATTTTTGAAAATCGTATTCTTTTATGGAAAAAAACACTATCGTGAATAATAACAGCTTTTTGAAAATATCGATTTTTATAAAAATAATAATATGGTAATAATTCACCTCTTCCTGGAAATTCAGATTGCACATATTCAATATTTCTATACTCAAATTCTTGCTTTAAAAATTGTTTATTACTATTATCATCTATAACAACTATTTTATATTTTTCAAATGAATAAAATTTTCTGATACATTGAATGCAATGATTCCAGTATTTATTTGTTGCTTCTGAATTTACATGTCTTGTAATAATAAATCCATAAGACATTATTGTTATTATAGATTTATTTTTTTTTTTCAAAAGTATTCGCTAAATTTGGTATAGCATCAATATTTATTGCTTTTTCAATAACTAATTTTGATATTTCTTTTTTAGGAATTAAAAATGCCTTGAAATCTTTTCTTTCTAACTGTGCTTGTGGTGTATGATGATGAACACCTCGTGCAATCATTTTATATAACTTAAAATCGGGATATCTCTCCATTCCATTATTCTTATATAAAATATTGACTCCGTTATCATCTAAACACCATTCATATATTAATCTAACAACAGGAGTACATTTTGTTAGATCGCAAACATCATCTAAATCATCAATAACGTAATCAAAAATAGAGCACGCCAATCGGCATAAATCAAACCCATAATTAGGTTCTAATCTCGGTTTTTTATCATTAAAATACGGTTCAGTATTATACTGAGAAGCGGCATCCGAGCCTGGTTGAAAACTATCACTGCAAAATAATTTTCCATCAAATTTGTATATACTTCTACCAAAATCAATTATTTTAAAGATTCTACCAAATGTTGGTACTTTATAATATTTTTTATTAAAACAATAATAGATGTATTTTTTATCTGTTTCATTATACATTACATTATTTGTATGTAAGTCATTATGTGTAAATGCAAAACATTTTTGATATGTTATTAATATCATTATAATTTGCATAAAAGCGGAAAACCATTCTTCTTGTGTTAAATCCTCATTGCACATTAAATCATCAAATGTGTTTTTACAATGTTCCATACAAATTATATTTACTGGGAATTTTGGAATAGTAACATCAATATTTTGTTCACTACTACTACTTCCACTATTACTACTTCCACTATTACTACTTCCACTATTACTACTTCCACTATTACTATTACTATCATTTTTATTTTTCATTTTGGGAGAATTTGTTCCTTCTTCTTGTTCATTACAAGTTGAACTATTATCAGAATTATCATTAGATGTATGCGATGTTCTAGATGAACAAGTTGAACCTGATTTAATTGTTGTTGTTTTATGATCTGAAATAACAGATAATTCATTTGAATTCATAATATCAACTAGATCCATTGTATGTTCTTTTAAATTTTCTTCTGTTAAAAAAGATCCTATTTCTGATTTTGAGGAATCTAATAAACTAGTATTTGAATCTGAATTAAATAAATCTTCAAATAAATTATCATTTATTGAGAGAACTGAATGAAGAGATGCATTAGAATGATTGTGATCAATTTTAATAGGCTCTAAAATAATTTTTTGGTTATCATCTAATAAAAAGCTATAATCATCTACTTCAAATGCAATATTTTTATTTTTATTGAAAAATTCAGATTGAGATAAGTATTCAATATCATCTATAATATTTAATTTGAATTTATTTTTAATTCCTAAAAAAGATCCATAATAATCAACACCATTAATAAAATTATAATTGTGTATTAATTTACTAGAAATAAATGAAAATATGGAATCAACATAAGATGAATTATTTTCATCTAATAATTTTGGATGCACACTTGATATTGGGTTGACCATTTTTGGTAAGGTATATAAAGAATCATCATTAATATTATATTTGCCAATTAAAAATTTAAATGGATCGATAAGAGGAGCAAACTTGAAGAATACTTCTTTCTTTAAAATTTGTTTATTATTTTCCAAATTTTTTATAGAACAATTAAATAGATTATCATGTTCATCAGATTTATTATTTATATCGTAAATATAAAATTTGTTATTTAAATTAATAGAATTAAAATTGGTATTATTTAATGAAAAAAATTTGTTGTAAATAGGTGTGTAATTTTGAACATCAGAAAATTGTAAGTCTTTCTTCTCTTGAAAACTCTTGAAAAGCTCGCTATTCTTGCGCTTCTCATAGTTAATCGTATGATTTGTTGTCATTAGCTAAATAATATATAAATTATATTAAAATTTAACTAATACAATGAATTGCTATTTATTTTTGTATTTAGTAGAAACATTGATATTTTACTAAATAAATACAAATTCAATTAACAATTCGTTATTTATTTTATAGTAATTATCTACATAATTTAATAATGACCCTAGAGTTGAGAAAATTTGATATGAAGTCAATCAGTTTCAAACCGAATGAAGCAAAAGGGCCAGTTGTTGTTTTAATAGGTCGGCGTGATACAGGCAAGTCTTTTCTTGTAAGAGATCTGCTTTTTTATCATCAGGATATACCAATCGGTGTCGTTGTTGCTGGCACTGAAGAAGGTAACGGGTTTTATGGGAAACTTGTTCCGAAATTGTTTATTCACAATGAGTACAATACTGCAATTATTGAAAATATATTGAAGCGACAAAAATCTGTATTAAAACAGATCAAAAAAGAGGTCGAAACTTTTAAACGAAGCACGATTGATCCGCGTGCATTTGTTATTCTTGATGATTGTCTTTATGATGGTGCATGGACTCGCGATAAAATGATGCGATTACTTTTTATGAACGGGAGACACTGGAAGATCATGTTAATCATCACAATGCAATATCCATTGGGCATACCACCAACGCTCAGAACAAATATTGATTATGTTTTTATATTGAGAGAACCATATATTGCAAATCGTAAAAGGATATATGAAAATTATGCGGGTATGTTCCCAACATTTGAATCATTCTGTCAAGTGATGGATCAGTGCACAGAAAATTATGAGTGCTTAGTAATAAATAACAATGCAAAATCGAATAAATTACACGAACAAGTCTTTTGGTATAAAGCGGATTCACATAATGACTTCAAGTTAGGTAGCAAAGAATTCTGGGAACTCAGTAAAGACATACACTCAGATGAAGAAGATGAGAAATATGACCCAAATAATACCAAAAAACGCGGGGCGGGTCCAAAGATTAGTGTTAAAAAGACGAAATGGTAATTATGTTTTTATAAATCTCGCTTTCTAAATATAAAAGCAACAATAAAATACTTAAAGAGTATATTATAATAAATATTATAATAATATGCAAGAGTTAAATATAGTTGATCTTATTGAAAAAAATCCTATAACAAAGCTTACATCTATATATAATAATAAATTATTGAATAAAATTAAAGAAAAATTTTCAAATTTTGAACAACAATTATTTGTTAGTAGTTTTTATTGTTATTTAAATTATGATAAAAATATTGATTTTATTATTGATTTAGATACTATATGGAAATGGTTAGGATTTAATCAAAAAGTAAAAGCTATTTCATTATTAGAAAAAAATTTTAAAACTAATATAGATTATAAATATCTCGCTTTCCCTATAAGGAAAGCGAGTTTAGAACACGAAAAATGGGGTGGTCAAAACAAACAAACCATAATGTTAAATATTAAATGTTTTAAATCATTTTGTTTGAAAGTACAAACAAAAAAGGCATCGGAAATTCATGAATATTATATAAACCTTGAAGAAACATTACATGAAATAGTAGAAGAAGAAACAAATGAATTAAAACTTCAATTGGAACAAAAAGAAAATATTATTTTAGAACTCAATCAAACTACAGAACAAGAAAAACTATTAGTAAAAAAAGAAAAACAAAAAGCAGTTGAACAAGCAATTGTTAATCAGTTTTTAGTAAATACCGAATGTATTTATTTTGGTACAATTGATAATACAAATGAAGCTGGTGAGAAGTTAATTAAATTTGGACATACTAATGATTTAGCAACTAGAATATTAGATCATCGAAAAAAATATACAAGTTTTATTTTAATGAATGCTTTTCGAGTACAAAATAAAGTAGAAATAGAAAATCTTATTAAGACTTATCCAAAAATAAAAAGACAAATACGTAGTATTGAAGTAAATGGTAAAAATAAAACAGAAATTATTGCTTATGATGTTAATAATTTCACCATAGAAAAGTTAACTAATTATATAAAAGATATTATTCATTCAAAGACATATAGCATAGACAATTTTAATAAAATAATAAAAGAAAATGATGAATTAAGATATGAAAATAAAGAACTACATACTAATAAATTATTATTAGATAAACAAGCTATAGAAATAAATGAATTAAAAAAAATAATAGAAAATCAAAATTCAAAAATTGAATCTATAAATTTAGATAATAAATCTGTTTATCAAAATATTTTATTACCAGAAGATGATCTAAATAAAAAATTTAACGAATTTGTAAATAGCATTTGTATTGTTCGTCCTGATGTAGAAGAGTTATCTGTAAATATCGAAGGACGATATCGTTTATGGTGCCAAGTAAAACCTACAAAGGAAATATTTCATACATTAAAAAATTATATGGATACAAGATTTAAACAAAAACGAATTCAAGGAAATCATTGTTATATAGGTATTAAATTAAAAAATATAGAATATAAAAAAATATTACAAAATTCAGATATTGAATCATTTGTATTTCAAATATGTCATTTTTCTGATTGTGGTAAAATTTTAAATTCTGTATTATTAAAAGAATATCAAAAATGGAAAATATCTTTAAATAAAGTGTTATCTGATAATGATATGAAAGAAATTAAAGAATATTTAAATTCTTCACCATATGCACTTAAATCAACAGTATGGACAGAATATGGAAATAATGAGGGTTATTATGGAATATCTCTTTTGCAAGATAGTTTTATAAATAAAACAAAATATGTTTCATCAACTGGAAAGAAGGTTGAAAAAAGAACTATTAGTACTAATTATATTTTGGGAACTTGGGGTTCAATTGCAAATGCTGCTCAATGTGAAGGTATGTGTTCTGCAAAAATGAGTAGAAGTATTAAAAATAAAATTATTTTTAATGATAATTATTATTGTATATCAAATTAATTTATGTAATAAATATCATTAATTACTAGATACTAGTTGCCGACGAATTATTATAATGCCAATGTTCCATTCGCGAATAGACTTCATTTAAATAAGGATCTTTTGAAAATGTATCTGGTTTAAATCCGTCAGTTTCATATCCACACAAAACATTTTGTTCCTTTATTTGAGGAATAAATTGTTTAACAACTTTAATAAAATTCTGCCGTGTATAATCTCCAATACCAGAATCATTTAATTTACGCCAATTAATTGCAGCGACAGGATTATTAGTTAATATATAAACCTTTACATTTTTTTCATGTAAAAATTCAAACATTTTTTGTAACATTGTAAAACGATCTTTTGTTCCAGCATAATAAAGCGCAACATCCTTATATGTGATACCTTTTTTAAACATTTCTAAAGTTAATGCTTTATTTGGTGGTAATATTATTCCTTCAATAACAGATATAGTACCATCCCAGTCAAAAATAGCGATTTTAGTTTTGATAGATGAGTCAGCTGCCCATTTGCGTATATTAATATCTTCTACTTGTGTAAATCCCACATCAGTTCCAAACTCTTTATTATTTAAATTTAATAAATACTGTGCAAATTTATTGTCGGGATAAGTTTTTAAAATTTCGCTTGTATATAACCCTGCATTTTTATTCCCATTTAAAATATCTTTGTTTGGATTATTAGATACTTTTATTGTTTCGACATATTTTTTTGATTTATTAAATTGTTTGATAATATCATCTTGGTTATCATAGAACCGAATTGAACAACATAACTTTTTTTCAAAAAAAGATGGTTTTATTGGGAATAACGCATGCATTTTATTTTTTCGGGTTTTGTTAAAATTAATTCCTTTAAAAGTTTTTTTTCCTTTTTTTTCTTTTTTTCCTCTATGAATTGTATGTTTTATTTTATGAATTTTTTTCATTATATTGATTATATATTGAATGTATATATTATTGTGTAAATAATATAAAAATAATTATATATATTATATAAATGTTAACATTTTATGAAATTCTAGAAGAATTTATTATATCATTAACAATGTCAGGATTAATAGATGATACACAAGAATATGAAAAAGAAATAGAAACATACCATTATTTTATAAATTATTAATAATTAATTATTGTTTCTTTGTTGCAAAAGGTCCACTAATTAATTCGCTTTGTCCATAATCAGATTTACCAACAACAATATTTTCGCCTTCGAAAAGTTCCGCACGAATATCCGCAGCAGAAATGGTATCAGAATCCTTGTCTTTAAGTTTAGACTCTTGTGTATTCATATTATTAACACTAATTAAATTGCCATCCTCGTCAATATTTTGTGTTAAAATCGTACCAGTTTTCTCAGCAATTTTAATATTTTCATCAATCGCCTTCCTTTTAGATTCTTTTACTCGTTGTTCAAATGCGGATTTAGCAAATGTTTCATTTTTGGTTTTTTCGTGCATCAATTGATTTAACTCATCCTCCATATATTCAACACGACCAGTTTTATAAGCCTCAGGATCCCAAGGCATCCATAATCCTACAGGGCCAACAAATACATCGTGATTGGGATCAAGTTCTCTTAACATCTTGCATCGCAATTCTCCTTCTTCAAGTGTAGGATAAACCCCGCGGACTTTTAAACCTCGAGTAGAAGTTTGAAAATTGAATTTAACATTAAATGCATTTTCCAGTTCTTCTTCGTTTTGATCTAAGAATGATTTGTAATCATCTTCCATACTAGAAACTAATAAAATATCGTATTCATCCTTAACAAATTCTTTGAAATCTTTGGTAATATCTTCAAATGAAAGTTTATACTTATAACTTACAAAGTTTAGAAATTGTGCAAATTTATCCATACTTTTGGTAAAGTCCCACTTCTTTAGGAACTCTTGGAAAAAAAAGAATTCTTTTTGTTTTACAATTTTTTCAGGAGAAACAAATGAAATGCATACAAATTTTTGTCCTGCAATGGGTTTATCTTCTTCTAACAAATCAACATACTTGGAATTTACTTTTCCCTTTTTATTCAACTTTTTTTCATAAACCGGTTGGGATTGTTTAGAATTACTCATTTATAAATATTTATAAGTATAATATTTAAGTTTTTTATCGCATAATATATTTTTTCGCATAATATATTTTTTTCTTATTAATTAATATAGAATGTTTGACGTTGCAGAACTTGTTAAAAGAGTCATTAAGTATCTAGTTGAGGGTCTTATGGTTGCTATAGCCGCCTATGCTATTCCTAAACGATCGTTAAATTTAGAAGAAATATGTTTGATTGCATTAACTGCTGCTGCTACATTTAGTATTTTGGATACATACATTCCAAGCATTGGTGTGACTGCACGATCGGGTGCCGGATTTGGAATTGGCGCTAATTTAGTGGGATTCCCAGGTGGTCTTTAAGTAGTTTTGTAATATTTAAATTTAATAACAAAAATTTATAACAGATTTATAATAGATTTTTATAATTATTAAATTATAAAAATTTTAAAATCAAATTTTATTTATGTTATGCTAAACAGTAGCAATAAATTCCCAATCTAATTCTTCACAAATGCGTTTCCATATTGTATCTTGTTCGATCAACTTCTCTCTATCTTTCAACATTGGAATCTCTTGTAAGTAATGATTTTCATATAATAGTTCAAATAGTTTGAATAGTACATAATAGTAATGTAAGAAATTTACACGATAATCTGGACAATGCTTTGCATAAGGATATTGAATCTCCATAAAAAAATTGCATAATGTTTCTTCTAATTCTTGAGAAATAATAGGTGGTTTTATACCCAATTTATCTTTAATAAAATTGATATGCTCGTAATATTTATTATATCCTAATTTTTTAAGAAGTCCTTTGGTTTCATAGTAAGTCAATTTGTTTATGTCTATTCTCTCCTTTTTAATCTGTTGTTTGAGATTTTCAATAACATCTGAAGGAATCTGAGTTGTTTCTTTTCCTTGAAATTGTGCCAAAATTTCTTTGAAATGATTAATTTTTTTGTATGCGTAAAAACATACTTCTTTTGGTGGTTCTTTATATGATGGTTTTTCATTTTCAATTAAATATTGAACATTTGTACAACAATTATTACAAATTAATACTCCTTCATCATCCATTGGAATTAATTCTCCTTTAAAACACGATTGACAAATATCTGTTGTTGTTAAAAATGCATTGATGTCTAAAAATGTTTCATCAATGTTGCTCAAATATTTTGAGAATATACTGCTATTTTTCATTTCAATACTATTATTGTCATCTCCAGGCTTATTTATTTTAAAAAATAAATCTAATTTATTATTATTAATTTTATTAGAAGTATCAATTCCGGTAGAAATGTTTTTTTTATTTTCAAAATAATCAAAAATATACTTTGAATTATCTAAGAAATATTCTTTTTTTTTATTTTTAAGAAACTTTATATTTTCATTAATTTCTTCGATGCGATCTTTATTTTCCATAATTTGTTCTATTGTCAATAAATTTGTTTTATTAAGAAGATATTGTTCATTATGTTGATCTAATTTATTTTTTAAGGCTTTTCTCTCTTCCTTTAAATTTGGAATTTTATCGCTTTCATCTTTATTAAACTCATTTATGAATTCACGATGTTTACCATCTAATGTTGTTGAAGTTTTTTTATTCACTTTGATTTTTTTTGTGGACTTTGGTTTAAATGAAGGCATTGGATCTATTATAATTTATATATTTTATTTAATTGATAATTTAAGAAAATATATATATTTTGAAATATATATTTAAAAAATTAATCATACAAAATATATCATAAATTTTTCATAATTTTTTTCATAAATTTTTTCATAAATTTACAACAAGTTAAATTTTATTTATACTTTTCTCAAAAAAGTATAAAAGAAAAATGGATATAAAAATAAATATCGAAAATAAGGATGGTTCTAAATCTGATATATTAATCGATAATATAAAATTTCAAAAAATGGTACTCTTATATAATGCCATTAATGATGGATGGAGTATTAAAAAGCACGAAGATTCTTATATTTTTAAAAAAAATCACGAAGGAAAAAAAGAAATTCTTCATGATTCATATTTACTTACATTTATGAAAGGAAACTTTGATATTAATAAGATATTTTCTTGAAATGTGTAGTGGGATAAAATATACAATTTAATTATTTTTAATAAACAATTAAATTGATTTTCAAAAAATTTTTTTCTTTAGCAATATTATAACTATGGGAGGTGGATTAATGCAGCTCGTTGCCTATGGCGCTTAACTAATCCTGGGCGCCAACAGTAAGCTGCTATCGTGGGTCGTATATCTCCATGATAGATAAACAGTGTAAATATACGAATTGAGTGATTCCCATAACTCAATTATATAACTTGCTAGTAAATTAATTGATAAACAGTTAATTTGCAAGATTGTCAAATTGTCGGGAACTTCCTTAGAGCTTCAGCTACTTCTTATTTATGGTGACATAAATAATACCGTAGGGTAATGACCAACGGCATAGTAAAAACGCTGAAGATTGGATAATCCGCAGCCAAGTATCTTATATCCACCTTTGAAAAAGGTGGAGCCAAATTTTCAAGAAATAATTCACTTTTTATTAATTTTATGAAGAGTGAAAAGACAGATATAAGATAAAGGTTCAACGAGTAGACGGCAATCGGGGATTAATGATGGTTTTAGTCGAACTTGAAATCTCTTAAGGTGTATTCTACCCCTGTTAGAAATATCAGGGAACATCGCAGGATGTATACCTTAAAAACCTGTAGGGTAGAAAAACAACAGGGAATATCGAAAAAATAAGATATTCGTAAAGCCTTTTATGGATGCTTTCTTTTACAGAGAGTACCATTGTTGTTAATCAGGGAAGTTAAACAATGCAATTAAGTTTAACTTGAAAAGCCCTGGTAAGAAAATCAAACTGCTTGAAACCCCTAAAACTTATTCTACTAAACAATTTTTGTGAGAAAATTGTGGCCAAGACAAAAAACTTGGGTATAGTAAAAATGAATAAGATGATAATAATTCTTTATTGGATTATTTGAAATGGGCAATGAGCATCCAAGCTTCTTTAAATATAAAAAATAAATATAAAAAATAAATTAAAAAATGAACTATTTTAACAATATAAACACAAATTATAAATATGTATATAAATAAATGTCTTGCGAAATAAAAGATATAATATGTGATAAATGTGAAATCAAAAAATCAATAGATAATTATAGAAAATACTCTGAAAATTCATATGGAATAACTTGTAAAAAGTGTTTGAATGAAATGGATAAATTAAGAAAAAAAAATCTTAGACGGAAAAAATTAGAAACTTTTTTGGCAAAATGTGAAAAATGCAATGAAGAAAAAGTGTTAAATGAATTCGCCAAACTTAAAAAGTTTTATAAAAAAAAGATTTGTATTTCTTGTTATCCATTATTTTTAAGAGAACAGAAAACAGAATGGTGTAGAAATGAAAGTAAATCGAATATTAATTATAGATTGAAAAAGTCGTTAGCTGCTCGTCTAAGAACTGTTCTAGTTAAAAATGAATCAACTATGAATTATATTGGATGTAATATTCAATATTTGAGAGAATGGTTTGAATATAATTTTACTTCAGAAATGAATTGGGAAAATTATGGTTCATATTGGTCAATTGATCACATTATACCTGTTTGTAAATTTGATTTAACAAATGAAGATGAAAAATTAAAATGCTGGAATTGGACAAACTTAATGCCAGTTCAACTTTTAAAAAAAGTTGATCAAAACAGTAATCAAAATTTGGCTACACCTTTTCAAAAGGTGTATTATATTGTAGAAAAAATAGAAAAATTTAAAGAAGAAGGTTCAACGACTAAATGGTTTTCGAAAGAATTTGTATTAAATATAGAACTTGCTGAGTTAAAATTAAAGCAAATATGAATTCTTTTTAAGATATAGTCTAATCCTTATCGAGAGATAAGGTAGAGGAAATGTACAGGTAACCCTCAAATTACTTTTTGGAAAGTCACATATCGCAGATACACAAACTTTGCGATTGAATCCATTGAACAAACATTTAATGGACAAGCGGATTTCGGACGCCGAGTTACTTGCATTATCAGCCGAAATGGTGATCTTGCATACCGCACATATCTTCAGATCACACTCCCTGAAATCAATCAATTTATGGGAAATGCCAACTCTATTTTACAAACTGGTGTTGGATCTGTTTATGCTCGTTGGTTAGATTATCCCGGAGAGCAATTGATTGCCCAGGTTGAAGTCGAGATTGGAGGTCAACGCATTGATCGCCAGTATGGTGACTGGATGCATATCTGGAACCAACTTACTATGACCGCCGAGCAAACTCGTGCTTACTTCAAGATGATCGGTAACACAACCCAGCTTACATTCATTACCGATCCTTCGTTCGCTGATGTTGACGGACCTTGTGACTCCCTCGCGCCTCGTCAAGTTTGCGCACCGCGTAACGCGCTTCCTGAGACCACTCTTTATGTGCCTTTCCAATTCTGGTTTTGCACAAACCCTGGTCTTGCGTTGCCTTTAATTGCCTTGAATACTGTAGGGCAGAAAAGTATCCATCCTAAAAAATCTGAGAACTTTTTTAGGGAAAATATGTTCGGGGCTCAGAATGACTTTAGTCATCCCCAGATGCTAGTAGCCTGTTGCTAGATGCAATAGGCTGCAACATTTTCAAATTGTTCGGGAAGTTCTTAAAACTGTTAAAAATCCAACTTTTAAAAAATTAGAGTCAAAACTATATTAATTGTTTTGCTCCACTTTTTCAAAAGTGGATGGGTACCAAACTTTAAATGAAAGTTTAAAGTGGCTGAGAATAGAACTCAGGTATGGTAAAAATCCCACAGATGATAATGTTTTTATAAAAACATTTGAAATAGATAATCCGCAGCCAAGCCTCTAATTCCGTTATGATAAGGATATGAGGAAGGTTCAACGACTAAACGAAAATGGGTTTGAGAAGTCTAATCAACTTCTATGATAACCTAAGATATAGTCTATTCCCTCTTGTAATACTAAAATACACCGAAAGGTGGGGTAAAATCGTGATGTACAGTATCACGAAGTTAAAATTAATTTAGATCTTCGACCCATTGATGAGTGTTTATGGGCGGTTACATCTTTGAGCTGCAATTCGTCGGGTGTTATTGGTGGTGCTATGGACAACCGTACTCAGACTTCGGTCGGAGGAACAGTTGCTGCTATTATCGCGTATAACCAGTCGCTTGTTGCTGCCTCTTTGTATGTTGACTATGTGTTTTTGGATACCGATGAGCGTCGGCGTTTTGCACAGAATCCTCATGAATACCTCATCACCCAGTTGCAATTCACTGGTGATGAATCGGTTGGTTCGTCCTCGAACAAGATTAAACTCAACTTTAATCATCCTGTGAAGGAGCTTATCTGGGTTGTTCAGCCTGATCAGAATGTTGATTACTGTTCGTCGCTTCTTTGTGATGCGCTTTTATTCAAAGTGCTTGGAGCCCAACCATTCAACTACACTGATGCCATTGATGCTCTTCCTAATGCTATCCATGCATTCGGAGGTCCTTCTGAAGTGTCTGCTGGAAACTACATTGATGCTCGAGGTCTTTTCGAAGACGCTGGTGCTGATGATTCTTATGTTCCATCCAACTTCACCGGATACTGGCACGGACCCCATGATCCTTACAATGAAGTAAATTTTGGAGGTCCACCACCAGGTGTTAACCCAAACCAAAACCTTACCACAGCCCTTGCTGGTGTTGGAGCGAATGCCATTGGTGATCTAACTGGTGCTACAAACACCGTTTTCAACTACGGAAATCCTTATACCATCCAAAATAATGGTGCTGGACTTGCTCCTTCTCCTGGATCGTCTGTGTCTGATGCTGGCACATTTGTGCTTTCGGAGACATCGCTCGATATGCATTGTTGGGGCCAGAACCCAGTTGTTGTTGCAAAACTTCAGCTCAATGGTCAGGATCGTTTCTCGGAGCGTGAAGGATCCTATTTCTCGTGGGTGCAACCGTTCCAATCGCACACCCGTTGCCCTGATGAAGGTATCAATGTTTACTCATTCGCCCTTCGCCCAGAAGAGCATCAACCCTCAGGAACTTGCAACTTTTCGAGAATTGATAACGCGACCTTACAGCTTGTGCTCTCGAACGCAACAGTTGAGGGAACAAAAACCGCCAAAGTGCGTGTTTATGCCACAAATTATAACGTAAAAAATCTTAGTGCGTTGAAAAGCTACCCATCAAGACTATGTGAGCAATGGTCTTGTGAAAAAATGGTTAAGTACTCACAAAATATACTAGTAGCTAGTGAAATGATATGTTGTTTTTGACTACATATTGTTTTGCAAAATACCTTGTTGTTCGGGAAACCCCTTAGAGCATTCTACACCAAGCATAATTCCGAAAGGGTTATGTGGCGGAGATTTAACTCCGGTATGGTAATAGTTAGAATGATTGGGCAATCCGCATGCTTACTACCTAATTCCGATATGATAGGAGATGGTAGGGCGTCAGAGACTGAACGGGTGTTGGTTGACTATGAAGATCTAATCAATCTGAGTTGGCTTAAGATACAGTCCAATCCATTAGGGAAACTTAGTGGTATACATTATGGCTAAGAATAATGTCGGGTATGGGGGGGTTGGCATATAGTAATTGAGCGGGATGGTTCATATTATTATATATTTTTATATATATTTATAAAAAACAACTTAAAAAATTCATATTATATAATTTATAATATGAATAAAATTGATTCTCAATTAATTAACACAGCTTCTTGTACACTCAGTAATATGAAACCTGTATATTTAACAAATGATGAATTAATGTGTGGTATTATTGAATATAATAGTAGAACTTATTTTATAGATTTAAAAGATAAAGATAGAATTATAAATTTTAACAAAAGTTTTGTTTTTACAAATGAAGATGATGTATATCCATCATATTCTAGTAATTATAAAAGATTTACATATTTAGATTTTATATTTAGTTATACTCAAGAATCTGTTTATTATATTTTTAAGAATGATAATGCTTTAGATTTACGAAGATGTAATGTAAATATTTATCATTGGTTTCATAAAAATATTATTGAAAAATATGAAATGATTGAATATATTAATGGACATTATTTATCATTAGGTCAAGATGCAAATGTTATGAAAAACCCAATTTGGAAAATAAAAGAAAATGATAAGGAATATTTATTAATGTATTGTGAAAAAGATACAATATGTAAAATATGTTCAGATAGCTATCAAAAAATACTGGATTATGAAAGTAATATTAATAATGATAAAAAATTAACTTGGTATAAAGCATCAAATGGATATATTCAAACTCATAATTTTGAACATAAATGTTACTATATTCATCAAATTATAATGAATTGTTATGGAAATGGAAAAGGAACAAAAAATATTAGTGTTGACCATATTGATCAAAATCCTTTAAATAATAGTCTAGAAAATTTAAGAGTTGCAACTCAAAAAGAACAACAAGATAATTGTAATGGAATAAAAGAAGGAACAAAAAGAGAAAGAAAATCTACTGCAAAACCATTACCTGAAGGAATATTGCAAAATATGATGAAAAAATATGTTGTATATTATCAAGAATGGTTAGATAAGGAACATACTAAGCAAAGAGAATATTTTAAAATAGAAAAACATCCAAAATTAGATAAACATTGGATGACAACAAAATCAAACAAAGTATCTATTCAAGATAAGCTAGCACAAGCTAATAAAGTTATTGATGATTTAGAAAAAAATATTTATCCTGAAAAAGATGAAATAATTCTACCAAAATATATTTCTTTGATCATTTCAAGAGGAAAACCACATTTAGTATTTGAAAAAATAGTAGATGGTAAAAGATTAAATATAAAAATGGTATTACCTGAAGAATATGATTTACACGAACAACTAGAAAGATTAAATAAAAAGATTAAAATAAAATATGATAACGAATATATAGTATACACACCAATCTAAAATATATTACAGAACTATAATTGAAGTAGTCAATGCTTTTAATTTAAACGAATTGCATACAGAAATAGTAATAAAAAGAACAATTTAATTATTTTTTATTGCAATTTGATATTAAAAGCAAAAAACAATATAAAGACTAAATAGTTAGTTATATTATAAAATGAGCATAGATATAGTAAATCTTATTGAAAGTAATCCGATTACCAAACTTAATGGTAATTATCAGTCAAAGTTAGTTGAAAAGGTTAAAAATAACTTTACAGAATATGAACAACAAATATTTCTAGCCAGTTTTTATTGTTATTTAAATTATGATTATGTTAATGATTTTGTAATTGATCTAGATAATATTTGGCAATGGTTAGGTTTTGGGCAAAAGGTAAATGCAAAACGAGTTTTAGAAAAAAATTTTATACTTGATAAAGATTATAAATTATTGCTTTGCCAACTGGCAAAGCAAACAAATGGAGTAAAAGGTGGACACAATAAAGAAACATTCATGTTAAATATTAACACATTTAAAAAAATTTGTTTAAAATCTGAAACAAAAAAAGCTGATGAAATTCATGACTATTTTATTAAACTTGAAAATATTTTACAAGAAATTATACTAGAAGAAAGCGTAGAACTTAAATTACAATTGGAACAACAAAAAACAGAATTTCAACTTTTAGAAGATAAAAAGAAGCAAGAATATGATACCAAATTAGAAAAACAAAAGATATTAGAACGCGAAAAAATATTATTAAAAGAATATGCAACAATTGGTGCAATTTTTTATGTTATAAGAGTTAAAACGCTCGAAAATGGACAATATATTATTAAAGTCGGAGAAAGTCGTAAAGGTATTATAGATAGATATAAGGAACACAAACATAAATATGATGAGTGTTTATTATTAGATTGTTTTGCAGTTCAAAAAAGCAAAGAGTTTGAAACTTTTATAAAAGAACACGAATTAATAAGATGCAATAAAGTTAATAATTTACTTGGACACGAAACCGAGTTAGAACTATTTTTAATTGGAAAAAACTTAACTTATCAAATATTATTTAATATAATTAATAATAATCTTAAGTATTTTAATAATATTGACACAAACAAATTGGAACTCGAAATTGAGAAATTAAAAATTATGTTTGAAATGAAAAATACAGATAATATTAATCCATTAATGCTTGAATTAATTCAATCTGTAAAACAAATGTCATCAAAAATAGATAATCTAGAAAAATCAAATAAAGAATTAATGGGAAAAATAAATTTATTTCAAACAAAAACTACTACTAATTTTAATCAACAATTGGTAACATTAGGTCCAAGATTGCAACAAATAAATCCAGAAACTATGCAAATTATAAAAGTATATGAATCTGTTGCAGAATGTATTAATGATTATAATTTTAAAATTAAAAGACCAAGTATTGATAAGGCGGTAATAGAAAATACAATATATAATGGATTTAGATGGCTTTTAGTAAATAGAGAATTAGATCCCAATATTATTCACAATATTTTACCAACAAAACAAACAAAAGTTCAAAACTTGGGTTACATAGCTCAAATAAATAAAGAAAAAACAGAAGTAATAAATGTGTATATAGATAGAAAAATGGCAGCACATTTTAATGAATATAAATCAATATCCGCACTAGATAATCCTGTAAAAAATGGAACCATTTCAAATGGTTATTATTATAAATTATTTGATGATTGTGATGAAGAATTAAAGAATAACTTTATAGAAAGATATGGTAAAGAACCATTATTATATAAATTCGGAGTTGGACAATTTGATTCAAATAATAATTTAATCAGAGAATTTGTCTGCAAATATGAATGTATAAAACAATTAAAAATAAGTGATAAAACATTAGCAAAAGCATTAGATAAAAACATAATGTATAATAATTTTTATTTTAAATCTTTAGAAAATAAATTAAAATGCATATAAACAATTTCCATATAATTTGATTTAAACATATAAATCATATTATATAATGGCAATCAAGGATCTTTTTTGTTTTTCGAAACCAGTATTCCTTATTTTTGGTGCAGAAGGATGGATCGGAGGAAAAGTATGTGTTTTTATGAGAGAAAATAATATGCGATTTTATAAAGCTCGTTGTCGTGCAGACGATATTGAAGGAATTAAAAGAGAATTTAGAGATCATAAAGACATAACAAATGTAATGAGTTTTATTGGAAGAACACACGGAATATTTGAAGGTACTAAAATAACAACAATAGATTATTTAGAAAAGTCAGGAAAATTAGTAGACAATATCAGAGATAACTTGTATTCTCCAATTTCTCTCGCAATTCTATGTAAGGAGAAGGATATTCATTTCACTTATTTAGGAACCGGATGTATTTTTGAGTATGATAATGATCATCCATTTGGTCAAGAAATTGATGGTTTTACAGAAGAAAGTAGACCCAATTTTTTCGGATCATCATATTCTATAGTTAAAGGATTTACAGACCAATTAATGCACTTATTTGAAGACTCTGTATTAAATGTGCGTATTAGAATGCCAATTACAGATGAGAATATTGAGAGAAATTTCATCACAAAAATTACAACATATAAAAAGATTTGTTCAATTCCCAATTCGATGACAGTGTTAAATGAATTGATTCCAGTTATGATTGATTTAGCAACAAAATGGAAAACAGGAACAGTAAACTTAACTAATCCGGGACTTATCTCTCATAATGAGATTTTAGAAATGTATAAAGAGATAGTTAATCCTGATTTTAAATGGGAAAATTTCTCAGTTGAAGAACAAGATAAGATTCTTTTATCCAAGAGATCTAATAACTTTTTGGATACAGATAAGTTACAAAAAATGTATCCAGATATAAAAAATATTCACATTGCAGTTAGGAATATGCTTATTTTAATGAAAGAGAAGAATAAGATGGAGAGATAAATTATCATTATACAATAAATTATAAACAATAAATAAAAAAGCATTTAAGTTAAAAAATTCATATTATATTATTTGCGAAATAATATAATGAAAAACTTATTAGTTACAGGTGGGTGCGGATTTATTGGATCAAATTTCATTAATTATTATTATGAAAAAAATCAAAATGTAAATATAATAAACTTGGATGCAATGTATTATTGTGCAAGTGTAGAAAATATTAAAGAAGACATTCGTGATTCTGATAGATATAAACTAATAAAAGGGAATTTATGTTCAATGGATTTAATAAGCCATATTTTAGAAAATTGTCAAATTGATACAATAATTCATTTTGCAGCACAGTCACATGTGCAAAATTCATTCGATGATTCACTACAATATACAAATGATAATATAGTAGGTACACATACTTTATTAGAAGCAGCAAGGAAATATGGTAAAATCAAAAAATTCATTCATATTTCAACGGATGAAGTATATGGAGAGTCAATGTTAGAAGATACCGAATCAAAGAAAAATGAATATTCTGTTTTATGTCCAACAAATCCTTATGCGGCAACAAAAGCAGCAGCAGAATTAATAGCAAAATCATATTATTTTTCATTTAAAATGCCAATTATTATTACGCGCGGAAATAATGTATATGGTCCAAATCAATATCCTGAAAAATTAATACCACGATTTATTAAATTATTAAAAGAAGACCAAAAGGTTACAATACAAGGTGATGGAACAAATGTAAGGGCTTTTCTTCATGTAAACGATGTATGCTCAGCATTAGAATGTGTTCTTGATAAAGGAATTATTGGTGAAATTTACAATATTGGAAGTGATGATAATCACGAATATACTGTTACCGAAATTGCGCATAAATTAATAAAATCACTTAAAAACTTAGAAAATGTAGAAGATATAGATGAAATAAATAATTGGATTTCATATATTGAAGATAGACCATTTAATGATAAGCGTTATTATATTAGTAATGATAAGTTAAAAAAACTAGGGTGGACTATTAATGTTGACTTTGAAAAAGGATTAAGCGAATTATTATAATATCATTAAAATCTTATCGTTAAAATTTTACAAACATTCTAGGTTGTTTTAATAATGACAGAACAAGATAATTTTAAAGTTAGAAATTTTTATAATGATAAAGATCCATTTTATATTTTAGCATATATAGATTTAGATTATTTATTTTCTAAAAAACTTATAATAAATTATATAAATGACCTAATAAAAAAAAATTCAGTATTAAATAAAGGTATTATTGTAAAAAATAGTACAGTATTTTTAGAAGATGTAAAATCAATTAATATTAATGATCATTATATTATAAAATATACAAAAAGTAAAAATTTTAATAAATATATTGATAATTTATTAAATAACGATATTAAAACAGAAGCTAAATGGTGTTTATTTGTTTATATTAATAAAGTTTTTAAAAAAACCAGATTTTATTTTAAAATTCATCATGCATATACAGATGGATATAATTTAATAAAATTATTAACTTCTCCATTTCAAGAAATAGATAATACAAAAAAATTTAAAAGGAAAACAAATATTTTACATACACTTTATTATTATTTTATTGGAACATATATTTTATTATTTGTAACTATTAAAGCTTTTTTTAATTTATTATTTAATATATTTAAAAATGGTGAAAATACTGATAGTAAAAATACTGATAGTAAAAATACTGATAGTAAAAATACTGATGTCAATAATAAAATAAAAAATGAATATATTATTTGTAAAGAATTTAAACTTGATGAAATAAAAAGATTTACAAAAAAAAATAATATAACTATTAATGATTTTTTATACGCATTAATGATAAAAACAGATAAAATATATAATAATAAAGAAAGGGATTTATTAACAGTATTTATGATCAATGTATCAGGAACAAAAAACAATATTAATATTTGTCCTATAATTAATAGTATTAATAATTCATATGATAATAATACATTATTAAAAAAAGCGAACAATACATTTAACAATTTAAAATTTTCATTATTTATTCCTATTTTAAATATTATATTTAATATACTTGAAAAATTTATATTTATGATACCTATAAATTATAATGGTTTTTTAAATAATTATGACTATATATTTTCTAATATAATAGGTCCACCAACAGATTATTTATATTCAAAAACATATTTTAAACTTTCAAATAATTACTTTATAATTACAGCAAAAAGTAAAGAAATAATATATAATATAATGTCTTGTAATAATAAACTCAATATAATATGTAGTTTTAAAACTGGAATTATTAAAGATAAAAAACATTTTAAAAAATGTTTATATAAATCATATAAAGATCTTATAAATACAAAATAAATACAAAATAAATACAAAATAAATTTAATAAAAAATTGAAGTCTTAAAAATACTTAATATATAGTAACATAAATCAAGACTCGTGGAAATGTTAACCTTATCAAATAACAATATGGATATTAATGAATTAAATGAATTAAATGCAATAAATCGCGTAATATCGGATAATATTGCTGCACATAATATTATGCCAGTTCAAATATATGTAAAATTTGCATATCAAACAATAACTGGAAATTACTCGGTCCCGATAACTATATCAACTACAGAGATGGTTAGAATATTGAGAGAAAATATTCTCAGAGATTTTCAAGTCCCAGAAAATCATTATGAATTAGTTGAAGCAGGACAATCAACTCTTTATAATGTTCCGGCAGAAGAAGGACAACCGTTTATTATTAATCAACCACAATCAATATTCCATAGATTTCACGGTAATAAATGTATATCATTTTATATTAGAATGTTTTCAAATATACAAACTATTTCAAATATTAATATAGAAGAAAATGTATTACAAGTAGAAATAGCTGCTCAAGAAGAACCTCAGTGTATGGTATGTCAAGAAGAAAATATAAGGTTAACAACATACTTTGGATGTTTACATAATATTTGTGATGCGTGCTGTGCTGGTTGTATTCAAAGCGGAATTAATAGATGTGCGATTTGTAGACATCAAAGATAATAATTAATAATATAATTTAATAATATAATAATAACTAACAAAACTTATCACCATCCCATTTTATATCGCGTGAATTGAACAATATGTTCATATTTATTACTTCAGGTTTATTTTCTTCAGCATAAAATAATTTTTCTATTTGTTTATCATCTCTAAAACGGATAGAGTATTCTTGTTGAATATTATTTCTTCCAATTCTTCCCAATGCTTGAATAATTTTTTCTTGTGTCAATACCAAATCTTTGCTTAAATAGCCGTGACAGAATTGATAATTTGTACCATAAATAAAATCACTTGATGCAATAATAACATATAATTTTTGATGTTCTGCCATTTTTTTCATAATTTCAGTATATGCAATACTGGAATGATTTGTAAATACTCCGATACCCATTAACAATAATATTTTCCAACTATCATCAATATCATTTAATAACATAATCTCAATAATAACTTCATCATCAATATCACTTGAAAATGAATGTCGTGTTTCCATTGTATCAGCCCATTTTTGTATATGAGCACTTTTATTAGGAATAAATAATTCATTTAATTGAGCAGTTTTTATCATACTTCGTAAATGTTCCAATGATTGTTCTATTTTATTTTTTATAACAGCGTCATTCCCAGTTGCAGTTTTTACCTTAGCATCTGGTTTTTTCGATTTTGGACCTTTATCAACACAATCATTTTTTAAAGTGAGTTTTTCACTTAGATCTTCCAATTCTTTTTCTAGTAAAATAATTTGTTCATTGGTCTTATTATTGAATTCAATTTTTTCCATAATATCTTCCATTACTTTTGCAGGAATGTTTGCTTGTTGTATACAAAATTTGGCAATCTTTGCAACATCAGTTGCCAAAAATATTGTTGGCCCATCTGTTAATGTATAAGCATCACGAGTAGTTATATAAATAGAACATTGATCGGATTGTTCTATTGAAGGCACTGATGGCAATATTTGTTCGCTCATCATTTTACATAATGGTTGACCAGCAAGACTCATTCCAAGTTTTGCGCCACTTTGCCGCAATTTGTCCCCCGGAGTTATACCTGGACCAATACTGGTTGTTTTTTTAATTAAAACGCCTTTGGTGTCAATACTATTATTGATAGCAATTTTTTTTACTCGTTTTGCTCTTAGAAAATTATATACTGCACCCCATGTTCCTGACAAAATCTTGCCAAGTAATCTCAAATAGTGCAATTTAATGTTTTGCATATTTACATCATCCATAGATGCAAAATGTCTATTAACCTTTGAAGTACTTGCAACATAATTACTTTCTTCAACAAAATTAATAAATTCGACAACTCCTTTTAAATCAAAATATCTCAATAGAGTCAAGTTGCTTTGACAATGAGCAACAATTTCAAGGATCTCATCATACTCTTGTGTTATGTTATGTGGTAATACAACATACCCATTACTATTAATAATTGGAATAGATTTTTTACAATCATAACTTGTAATATTGTAAATTTGAGCATCTGTAAATTTTCTTTTAAAATCCGCGGTTGTTTCTGATAATTCGTGTAATTTTGGTAAAGTTGCAGATGATAAAATCATATTTGGAATCATATTTTCACGCCAATTTCTTTTAATAGTTTCGTGCAAATCGTGCTTTTCATAGTCCATTGTAATTGTTGGCTCATCCCAATAAACAATAATATTTTCAACAGGATTAAATGCCATCATATAATACATTGCAGGCAAATACGATTTTAAATCGCAAATCATTATTTCAACCTTATCTCCAACACTATTATCTACTTTTCCAATACCACCACTTTTTCTATGTTTTGTATACTCTTTGGCTGCAAAATAATGAAGACGAATATCATCTGCACTTGAACAACCAAATCCAAACGCAATCTTCTTATTTACTGAAATTGCAGCTCTTGCTAACGCCAAGCCAACATGTCTTGCAGCACAAACAAATATTACTTTAAATTCTTCGGATAACCCTATAGGTGAAAGTGTTTTTCCTGTACCTGTTGGTGCAATATAAAGAGCCAGTTTGGGTCCAGGATTTTTCATCTGTGTAAAAATCTGTTTTTGATGTTCATACAATACACTGTCCGAATATTTCAATAATAGACTATTTTTTTCAATAAATTCAACTGCATTTGCAATCACAGAAGACATATTAATTTCATCTTCCATTGCATTTAAAATATTGGCAACTATTTTTTTTATATGTCTATTTATATTTGTAATAGAAACTTTTACTAGTTTAAATAATGTAAAATAATGTATGACCCATTCAGTGCTTTTGTTTTTTTTATAATGCAATATTTTTTTAATAATATCAATTAATAGATATTCAAATGCATTATCAATTTTCAATTTTTCAGCAGTATTTTTTTCAATCCGGATCAAATCCGCTTTTTTTATAACTGGATTCGCTTGAACCGAAATGTCTAATTCTGGAATAGGATATTTTTCTTTCAACTTTAAAATATGAGCTGAGAAATATTTATTATATAAATAATCCTCCATTATTTCAGTATAGGTAATCTTCATAAACCCAAAAAGAGAATTGTGTTTATTGTATTTTATATTCACATCGCGATAACCATTGATAATTAGTTCCAAAATTTCTTTTTCTTCTTGTGCAACAGGAACTTCAATTCCATTCCACTCTGATTTCGTTAATTTGCGTTGATTTAGATCCATTGTAAAATGTTTGGTTTACTAGTTATATTTATCTTTATTTCTTTATTATATATCAATTTTTATTTATAATAAAGACAAAAATATACAAAAACAATAATATAAAAACATCCGATTAATAAATATATCATCAATATCATCAATATGTCGTCAAATAGAATTATTACTATTGAAGGGAATATTGGTTCAGGAAAGACGACGCTCTTGAAACACCTTCAGGAAAAATATAAAAATAATACAAATATCGTATTTTTAAGAGAACCTGTAGATGATTGGGCATCAATTAAAGATTCATCCGGTATAACAATGCTACAAAAATTTTATGAAGATCAAGAAAAATATTCATTCTCTTTTCAAATGATGGCATATATCTCTCGTTTAGCATTATTAAAGGATGCGATTTTCTTGAATCCTTGTGCAATTATTATTACTGAACGCAGTTTATATACTGATAAATTTGTATTTGCCAAAATGTTGTATGATATGAAAAAAATAGAAGATGTAAATTATCAAATTTATTGCAAATGGTTCGATACATTTGCAGACGAATGTCCAATTCATCAATGTATCTATGTAAAAACAAATCCAGATATTTGTGATGAGAGAATAATAAAAAGATCTAGAGTTGGAGAAGCAGGAATTCCATTATCATATTTGCAAAATTGTGATGAGTATCATACTGCAATGATGATAAATATAATGCAAATGTTTAAAAGAAAAATGGATGATATAATTATATTAGATGGAAATATTGATATTTATTCAAAACCTGATAAATTAAATGGTTGGTTAGATAGGATTGATGAGTTTATATTTTGTAAATAAATAAAAATAAATAAATATTATTAAACATAATAAATATAAGTTTAATAATATCATATAATATGTCAGATACAGAAAACCCAATTACTGAATTACAAGATGCTATTATATGTCCACATTGTCAAGAACTAGTATTAATTGAACAAATAAATTGCAGTATTTTTCGACATGGAGTTATGAAACATTCTATGAAACAAATGAATCCGCACGCATCAAAAAATGAATGTGATTATCTTTTTTCAAATGGTCTAATTTTTGGATGTGGTAAACCATTTAAATTAATAAAAGACGGTGAAAAAATAATAATTGAAGTTTGTGATTATATATAAAATAATTATATAGATTTTTTAGATTTCTTTATTTTATTTAATTTATTATGTTTTCTAGATTTTTTAGAATTTTTTATTTTATTAGATTTCTTTAATTTCTTTATTTTATTAGTTTTCTTTAATTTCTTTATTTTATTAGATTTTTTTATTTTATTAGTTTTCTTTGTTTTATTATTAATATTATATCTTCTTTTTCTTTTATTTCCACCTACTTTTACAGTTAATTTAACCATTTCATCTGCATATGCGCGTTCTTCTTCAATATAATTTTTAATAAATTCAGGTGTAAAAATATGTGTTGGATCTAATTTATCAAATATATTTGGTTCTTTTGTTTCTATTGTTTTTGTTATAACTGGAATTAATTCAGGATCTTTAATTTTAGATTCTCTAGGAATATTTATTGTGGCTTGATCTTTATGTTTAAATTGTTGATCAACTGTAGGTCCTTCTACACCAACTGTAGGTCCTTCTATAGGTTCAGAATGACGACCACCTGCCATATCCATAGGTTCAACATAAATAAATTCAGAAGCTGACATTAATGTTTGTTCATACTGTGCAGTACCAATATGTTGTTTAAATTGTTCTTGTATTAAAGTTCTTTCATCTACTAAAATTTTTAAAGCTCTATTATATTCAGCATTATCTACTACTAATAACCATTGATATGATGGTTGAAGACTTTGATGGATTTCGAGTTTAAAATCAAATTCGTGACCTATTATTTGTTCTCTTGCAATTCGCATTAAATTAGATGTGTCGACGAAACGAGGCGAAATTTGAACTATCCTACCAAAATCAATAATATAACACCTACCACTATCACCAAAATAAATATAAGGTAATTTTATGATAAAATTACCGTTGTGTGGATCACCATGAATATAACCTAAATTATATAATCTACATAATTCAAATATTGCATAACATTCAAATTTTTGTTTAAGATCAGAATGTGCACTAATAACATTTTGTAATGTATCTGCTCCAGTTATAATCTCCATAGCAATAACACCTATTTTATAGTTTGTTAACGATAATTCTCCTTCGGAACCTATTCTTTCTGATACATAATTTAACATCTCCCGATTATATTCAGTTATTCTTGTATAGTCCACCCTTTCAAATAAAAATTTTAATGAATCATAATCGCGAATACCTGCATACACTATAGCTGGACATATAGGTTCTAGAAATTCATCTAAACTTCTTTTATATACATCACATTGTGCTGATACTTCTTTATTAAAATCATCATCACTTAGAAGTGATATTTGTTTATAAAGTTCACCAGAAGTACGATGTATATTAAAAAATTCTAAACCTGTGTGACCACTCATAATAACACACTTTACCAATAAAGTACGAACAATTTCAGTTGGTCCATTACTTCTACTTAATAAATATGGACTATTCGCCTCATGTTTTAATGTTAACTGAAATATAAAACCAGATGAACCTAAATTTAAAAATAAACAGGTATCACAATTTTCAATAAAATCTTTAAATGCCTCATCAGGACTTAGATCGCGTTGAATTACTATACCACCTTTTTGCATTTATATAAAACTATATAAAATAAATATATAATTATCTATACACATTTTCAATTAACCCAACATTTAATTGTTGTCTCGGTTTATATTTTAAAAGATCCAACTGTTTTATAGTAGTAGGAAATTCATCAAAACCATAAATATCTTGCAACATTAACCATTCAAAAAGTCCCCCACTATAAATAAAAACATTATTAAATCCTAACTTGATTAATTGTTGATATTTTGTATATACTTTTTCATCATTACAATTTCGACCATAAATAATTATTTGTATAGTTTTATTACTTCTTAAATACTTATTAATTAATATCTCTTCTTGTTGTGCATTTACAGTTCCAATAATAAGACAATTTTGCTCAGTTTCAGGAAGAGTATTAATTAATAAATAAATTTCCGGATTTTTACAAACAGATTGCATATCTTCAAAATTTATTTTTTTCATTGATGAATGAGAATTTCCCATAATTTAAGTATTTTAATATATTTAAATTATAATTTAAACTGTTTTATAATACAATACGATAGTTAATTAAAGTTAACTGTAATTTCAACCTTCTCCTTTTTAATACTCTTTGTAGCAGAAACAGATAATTCTTCTCTCTTCTTTCTAGTTTTAGTGTTAGAATTTAATCCATCAACTAATGTCTCCTTTCTTTTACTAGTACTGTTACGATTATTCATATCTTTTTCAATAGCCTCATAATTTTCCTCGATATATTGAATAACCTTGTTTTCTAAACACCATTTGAAGAAATTTAACTGACCTATTGTTGTTTCAATAAAAGTATTATCTTTATATGGAATACTTATTCTCTCCCATCTACAAAATGGATCAAAACGCGCCTTACTATAAGCTTTTAATTTTAATTTATAATCAACATAAACTTTGAACCTACGACTACTAATACCAATTGTGTCATCAATAGTATACAATGTAAAGTTCTTCTTAGCATAATTTGTAGCAAACCAATCAACAATACGGAGTGAAATTTTAGATTCACCGGTAATAATTTTTAACATTCTATCTAGATTATTTTCCTTCTTGTAAAAATCCATTAAATTATTTAATAATAAATCATTTTGTGTTGTATAAGATGAAGTTGACATATTATTTAATATACAATTAATTGTTTAAATACTTATTTATTAAGAATGATTTTATGTGTTTTTATTTTCAATATTTTCAATATTTTCAATATTTTCAATATTTTCAATATTTTCAATATTTTCAATATTTTCAATATTTTCAATATTATTAATAATAATTCTATTACCCAATGTATTTTGTATTGTTGGATGATGTGCAATATCAGTGTTACCTCTTACTAAATATTTAATATGAGGACTAATCATTATAATATATTTTTTATCTCGTAATTCATTTAATAAACTATAATCTTCATTACTAGAAGGTATGAATTTTATATTATCAATATTAAATATTTTTGTTTTTAAAGCAAAACTTATACCTACATTATTAACATAAAAACTTTCTGTGTTTAATATTGGTAATATATAATTAATATTATTTTCATATGTCATTCTAAATATTAAAATATCTGTTAATGGGTATTCAATTAATTCTTTATTAAAAGTTTCTATATAATCTGATGCAATAATATCATCATCATCTAAAAATGCAATCCATTCTGTATCTGCATAAGCTATACCATAATTTCTTACATTTCCTGCACTATTATTATTTATTCCCATTTTTGAAGATTCAAAAATAGTTATTTTAGGATTTAATCTAGTTGTTGCGTCTATAGTAGATTTAATTCCATCAAATATAATTATAATTTTCCATTCACTATTAGTCTGATTTTCAATAGATTTAATTGAATTTATCAAGGTATTTCGTCCAATAGTTGGAATAATAAATGTAATCATATTTCTATATTAATAATCTTTATTATAATTATAGAAATAATCTTTATTAAAATTATAAAGATTATTTTTCTCTTTCAATACTAGTACTTATAGGTTTCATAAAATTTTCTTGATTCATCAAATCATCTATATAACTATTATTATTACTTTGTGAAAAAAAAGGATTCATACCTCTTTGTCCAACCATCTCTCTTTCAGCCATTCGATTATATGTATCTTCTCTTTTATTTGGTTGTTTTTGAAATTCATTTACAAGATTATTTTGTTGTTGTTGTTGTTTTCCTATATCCCTAAAATTAATATCTTCATCTTCAGAATATAAACATTGATTTACAACTTGAGTTTCAACTTGATTTTCATAATTATTATTTAATTCATTTATGTTATCTATTTTATTATTAGTTTGTTTATCCTTACTTTGAAGTTGAGGTCTTTGAGGTCTTTGAGATCTTTCATATCGTTCATTATCACCATTACTCCATTTCCATTCTATCCATTTGTTCATTTCTTTTAAATTCATAATATAGTTATTCTTTAATTTTAAAATAGTTAAACTATTTTTTAATGTATTAATATATTAATACATTAATTTATTAATACATTAATATATAATATAAATGTTAGGTCCAGATATTTTAACTGGTATTTTAGGCATTGTAGCAGGTATTTTAGGAGGAGCTCTAGGACAATCTGGTGCGGAAGTTATGTTACCAGGTCTTCTTATTCTCGGTATTGTGCCAGACTTTAAAACCGCTGCAGGAACAGTTTTATTAACTATTCTACCGCCACTTTCTCTTCTCGCTATTTTAGAATATTATAAAAGAGGTCAATTAAATGTAAAGGTTTCACTTATTTTAATGATTTGTTATTTTTTCGCTGCTTATATTGGCGCTTATTTTACAAAAGATTTATCTGATTCAACATTAGAATATGCAGCATCTATATATTTCTTTGTAATTGGATCTTTTTTTATATGGAATGCATATACTGGATTTTTTGGTGCAAAATCAAAAACCGGTGATGGAAAATCTAAAACGGTTGCTGGGTTTAGAAATTTCTTTAAAATTTTTGAAGGACCTAGAAGATATTAAACACCTTTAATAATATTTAATTGTTTTGTAAACAAAAATGCCGCTTTTCCTGTGCGTCTACGTTTTAAATTACAATCTAAACACGCTATCACTATATTATCTCGATTATGACCCAAATTATTATTAATTCGATCTACAGACCATTGTTTCATTTCTCTCACAATTTCATATAATATAACCATTTTTTGTGTACAATAATAACATTCTAACTTACAATCATATAGATTTTTTACTATTGAATTTATTGTTATAAATTTTTCAGGTTCATAAAAACCTCGAATAATATCTTGTTGTTTATAACTAGATATTTTTTTGTTTAATTCCAATTTTATTAAATCAAAATTTGTCGTACAAGAATTATTTGATTCTATTAAATCAATAGAATCAATAAAATAAATAGAATTATATAATTCTTTTAATAATAATTCTTGTTTTTCATCAGTAAAACAATCACTTTGAACACCCCATTTTTCTATTACTTTTCTTTTTTTAATTTCTATTTCAGATTTAGATTTTGTCAACTTTTTCACGAGATATCTATTATTTGTACCTAAAATATTTATTTTTTTCTCATCACAGTTCATATAATAATATTATATATGAATAATTGACTTTTATTTAATACTTAATAAAAAATGTAATACTTATTTAATAATTAACAATTAGATATTAAATATTAATCTATAAAACTGAGTTAAACTCTTATTACTATAAATATATATATAAACAATGATATCAGTTAAAAGTGAAGAATGTATCGAACTTAAAAATATTAAATACAAAACAATGCTTTTAAGTGGAAATATTATTAATGAAATTAAATCATCTTCTAATGAAGATTTATTTAATCTTGATAAATTTTTAGAAAATGATAAACAAAATAATCAAAATGAACCCTGGAGTAAATTAGACAAAACAATTAAAACAAAAAAATTATTATCGTTTGCTGAAAAATACACAAAAGACAATAATTTTAATGACGATGAAGATAAGCTATTAGTTGCATTTTTAAAAGAATGTTTGGACAGAAAGAAACTACAAAGAGTTAAAGATGTAGATTATGATAAGACTACTGGAGAGATAAAAGATGTACCTGCGTTATCATATAATAAATCAAATAAACATTTCACTTTAAAAAGTATAGACAAACGAATTAGCACATTAAAAAGTCTTCCACCTAAAAAAGTTGGTACTCGAGGAACAGTTAAAAATACTAAAATAGATGATTCTGATTCAGATAAAGAATAAAATAAAATACAAACTTATAATAAGTATAATAAGTATAAACAATTGTTAATATAATAATATAATAAAGACATTATGTTATTATCAGATTTAGATGAATTAGAAGATGTGCTTGATTTTATTGTTCCCGATATCTTTGATAATGATACAATTTCAGAAGAACCGTTTTATTTTGACCATGTTGAAGAATGCGATATTATTGAAACACTTATGCATTTAATGTATGATTATGTTGATGAAAATCCTACAGAAATATCTGAACCTGATTTTCACGATGCAATGATTGAAAATGTAAAGGAATTATATTCTCCTATAATTATTCCAGAAATTTATACTAGTTGTTATAATGGTAACAATAACAATATTAATAAATTTAATGAAATTAATGATATTAGAGATAAATTTCATGATGACCTAGATGAATTAATTGAAATCGCATCTAATATGTTCTATACACAAATAATACCGCATCGTTCATTTCCAACTACATTTGTTAATCAAGTATTGAATTTTAACGCAATAAATATTAAACAATCAAAACTAGATTATCTTGCAGCCAAACCACAACCACAACAAAGAACCGAAGACTGGTATATTTTTAGACATAATTTAATTACAGCAAGTAATGCATACAAAGCATTTGAACCAGGGAGTACACAAAATCAACTAATATATGAAAAATGTCAACCACTTAATACGCAAGCTACAGACAAGTTTTCATTTGTTAATGTTGATAGCCCTTTACATTGGGGACAAAAATATGAACCAATTTCTGTAATGTATTATGAAAAAGAATATGATACACGAGTTGGGGATTTTGGATGCATTCAACACGAACAGTTCTCTTTTTTAGGCGCATCCCCAGATGGAATAAATAATGATAGATATAGACCTCACCGCTTTGGTAGAATGTTGGAAATAAAAAATATCGTCAATCGAGAAATTGATGGGATCCCCAAAAAAGAATATTGGATACAAATGCAACTACAAATGGAAACTTGTGACCTTGGTGAATGTGATTTTTTAGAAACGCGATTTCAAGAATATGAAACCGAATCCGATTTTTTAAATGGTGCGAGCTTTACTACATCGAAGAAAGGAGAATTGAAAGGAATTATTATGTATTTTTCGTCGAGTGAAGGCAAGCCATTTTATGTTTATAAGCCACTGGATATGGAGGAACAAGAATTCGAAAAATGGTCGGAGACCAAAATGGATGAACTTTGTGCTTCAAAAGTTGATGAAAATGGTGTCAAAAAACTCGGAATGTGTTGGATAAAAAATATTTATTGGAGATTGGATGAAGTCAGTTGTGTTTTAGTTTTACGAAATAAAAAATGGTTTAATGATAATATTGGTCAGTTAAAAAATACATGGGATATTATTTTAAAAGAGAGATTGAATGGTGAATATGTAAATAGGGCTCCAAATAAACGCGTGAAAAAGGCGATTGATCCTTGTACAAATGTAAGTAAAAGTGTAACAAATAAAAGCACAATAGAAAATTATTTTAATGTTTCAAAAGTTGAAAAATCTGGCTGTTTATTACCTTTGAAAAATAATGCGGCAACTGAAACAAATGAAATAATAAAAATAAGAACAGAATCAATTGATGAAACAAAACAAACACATTTTTAATAATTTCTAAAAGAAATATGATAATTTAAATTTTTTACAGGATGATATAAAATATTTTTATTAATTTTTTCTCCTTTAAAATTATATCTATAATATATAGTATTAAATTCAATAGGATTATTAAATTTTAAATTATTTTTAATAGCAACTGTTGGAAATAATGCTTCTAAAAAGAATAATGTTTTATTTTTATAAGCATATTCATTTATGCAATTCATCATTTTTTTTGAAAAACGAACAATACACATCATACCACAATAATAAGGTGGTTGATATTGTATATTTATTCTATTCCAAAGCCATGTATTTTTATTACCATCTCTATTTTCATCATAACTATTAGATAATAAATCATCATTGATATATTGATTATCAATTTGTATAATAGTATTTTCATTATAAAATAATACATCATCTTCCATAAACCAAATTTTTTCATAATCATTGTTCTCTATACCAAAATAATATAATGCTTTGTCCCATCCACTTATCAATTTATTTAATGTAAAATTTGTATCTATGTAACCATTCAACTTACATTTTACATTTTCTACTTTTATAAATGTTATATTACTATAATTATTTATAAAATAAGATAAATCAAAATTATTATCATCAACAATAATAAATATTTTATATTTAATAAATAAATTTAAAAATTCGCACCATATTTTATGTGGTCTTAAAGTTATCAAACAAATAGCATTCATATAGTATTTTCATATAAAAATACTAATAAAATAATATAAATGATATAAATATATTATTTTATATCATTTATTACAGATGAATAGAGTGGAACAAATGAAAATAATTCAAAATGAAGCATTAGAATTATTTACAAAAAAAAATATTGACTATGGTGATGCGTTCGCTAAATATGGAGTTATCGGTGTATTAATGAGAATAGAAGATAAACTACAACGCTCAATGTCTATAACAAAAAATGGAGTAAATCTAATAAATGATGAGGGAATTAGAGATACATTATTAGATCTACATAACTATGCTGCAATGGCATTAATGTTATTAGACGAATAAACTGTATTTGATAAACAAAATTAAAATGCGGGTAGTTCCAATAATGCTCCTGGTTGTGCCCCTAAAAATAAATTATCTTGTGTTCTATAATAATTTATACGAGTGCCTGGAGTATCAGGTACTGGTGGTAATGGATTTATTATATTACTTGTTACTTGATTATCTTTGTATAAGGCCCCGCAAAATTCGGCTTGCATACATTTGCCATCATCTGGATTATTACGATATCTTAAATTATTTGTTATCTGTGCAAATGACCCGACTTTAAAAATCGGATAATACCACCAAATATCGCTATAATTATTTTTCGTAACAGTTTTTCTGCCAGTAGATGGAAATTCTTTTGTTAAAATAGCATCAGCATCATGTACATTTGAGCCAGACTCTTTCAAATTAAAATTACTATAACCTTCTTTAAATACTAAAAAATCGGAAGGACTGGCTACTAAAGATCCAATCACACCAATTAATAAAATAACAAATAAAAATATAAGGCCATTATTGTAATTCATTATATATATATATATTTGATATATTATTCCGTTGAAATCGGTTTAAAAATTATTTATAAAAATATATAATGAATCAAAATCAAAATCTGAATGATAAAGAAATGCGTGTTACAAAAAGAGATGGACAACTAGAAGATATTGCATTCGATAAAATATTAAATCGCATTAAAAAAATCGGACAAGAAGTAAATATTCAAATAAATTATTCATCTCTAGCAATCAAAGTAATCGATCAATTATATGATACTATTCCTACAACAAAAATTGATGAACTGACTAGCGAACAATGTGCTGCACTTTCTACAATTCACCCAGATTATGGAACTCTTGCTGGACGCATTTTTGTCAGTAATCATCATAAAAACACATCATCTTCTTTTTATGAAACGATGTCAAAGCTATATTTTTTTACAGATATTCGCGGTGAACATTATCCACTTATTTCACACGAAATCTGGATTATTATTAAAAAAAATAGAGTTGAACTAGATGCAATGATAGATGATAACAGGGATTATTTACTCGAATATTTCGGGTTGAAAACATTGGAACGCTCATATTTATTTCGTGTTAATGATGTAATTGTTGAAAGACCGCAACATATGTGGCTGCGTGTCGCTATAGGAATTCATTATGACGATATGCGAGCAATTAAAGAAACATATGATTTAATGTCACAAAAATATTTTACACATGCAACTCCTACACTTTTTAATGCTGGAACTTCCCGCCCACAATTATCATCGTGTTATCTAATCGCAATGGAAGACGATAGTCTAGATGGAATTTATAATACTCTTCACGACTGTGCTAACATTTCTAAATGGGCTGGCGGAATCGGTCTTCATATTCATAATATTCGTGCTAAAAATTCTTTAATAAAGGGAACTAATGGAAAATCAAATGGCATTGTGCCAATGTTGCGCGTTTTTAATGACACCGCGCGTTTTATTAATCAAGGTGGTCGTCGCAATGGATCTTTTGCAATTTATTTAGAACCGTGGCATCCTGATATAGAAGATTTTTTGGAAATGAAAAAAAATCACGGCGATGAAGAAATGCGAGCTCGCGATCTTTTCTATGCTCTTTGGATTCCTGATCTATTTATGGAACGCATTAAAAATAGTGCAAAATGGTCATACTTTTGCCCAAATGAATGCCCTGGATTAGCAAATGTTTTTGGAGATAAATTCAAGGAATTATATGAAAAATATGAATCAGAAGGGAAAGCAAGTTCCACAGTAAATGCACGCGATTTATGGTTTAAGATTTTGGATTCTCAAATGGAAACAGGTACACCATATCTTTTATATAAAGACTCTGTAAATTTAAAATCTAATCAAAAAAATCTGGGAACCATTATGAGTTCAAATTTATGTTGTGAAGTTACACAATTTTCCAATGATAAGGAGACGGCGGTTTGTAATCTGGCTTCAATTGCTCTTCCTGCATTTGTTGATGTAATAACTAAGACTTTTGATTATGAAAAGTTGCACGCTGTTGCTAAGATAGTTACATCAAATCTGAATAAGATCATTGATGTGAATTTTTATCCTACTTCTAAAACAAGACTTAGCAATCTACTTCATCGTCCTATTGGTATTGGGGTGCAAGGATTAGCGGATACTTTTATTATGATGGATACAGCCTTTTATAGCTATGAAGCAAAAGAAATAAATCGGTTGATTTTTGAAACGATTTATCACGCGGCTCTTGAACGCAGTAATGAAATCGCTATTGAACGAAAAGAGGGAATGAATATGCTTAGAAAACGGTTTTTTAGTGAAGTATATTGTTATTTAGAAGAGTATGAAAAAGATTATAAATTTACTTCTGAACTTTCTGAAAATTTACGACAATTGAATCCAATTGTTAATGAATTAAAATCATTGGATGATAAATGTGCTGGTGCATACAGTTCTTTTAAAGGATCGCCAGCATCAGAAGGCATTTTACAATTTGATATGTGGGGAGTCGATCCTTCACAAAGATATGATTGGTTAAAATTGAAAGATTCTATTATGCAAAATGGATTAAGAAATTCGCTATTAATAGCTCCAATGCCTACTGCAAGTACTTCACAGATTCTTGGATATAATGAATGTTTTGAACCATTAACTAGTAATATTTATAGCCGCAGAACAATAGCTGGTGAATTTGTTATTGCGAATAAATATTTGATGAAAGAACTTATTGACATGGGTTTATGGAATGAAAAAATCAAAAATAATATTATATCTAACAAAGGAAGTATTCAACAATTAACAATGTTACCAGAACATATGCGAAATAAATATAAGATTGTTTGGGAAATGCCTATGAAACATCTTATTGATATGTCGGCAGATCGTGGTGCATTTATTTGTCAAAGTCAAAGCTTGAATTTGTGGCTGGAAGATCCGAATTATAATACATTGACTTCGATGCATTTCTATTCATGGAAAAAAGGATTGAAAACCGGTATTTATTATTTGAGACGCAAAGGGAAACATCAGGCACAACAATTTACTGTAGAACCCGAAAAGAATTATGAAAAGAATTATGAAAAGAATGGAGAAAATAAAGAAGAAGATATTTGCGAAATGTGTTCTGCATAAAAAAATCTATTTTAGATTTCTTTGTTTTTTATTTCTTTGTTTTTTATAGTTTACAATTTCTTTATTTCTTTTATTTTTGTTTCTTTGTTTTTTATAGTTTACAATTTCTTTATTTCTTTGTTTCTTTATTTCTTACAATTTCTTTGTTTTTTACAATTTATGGTTTTTATTTATCTAATACGAATCGTACCCGCCATCGTAATTGCTTCCATAACTATATCCACAACCACGCTCTTCGTATTCAAATCTTTCATACCGATATGCTTCAGAGTCTTCATCAGAGTCTGAAACTTTTTCTTCTTGAAGCGGAATGTCCACTCTAACCGGAGTTTCGCCCTTTTTGTTTGCATCTACTACCCTGAGTATGGGACTATCATCGTCAGAGTCAGAGAAATCAGCTGCAGTGCATTCATAATGCTGAATCCTGTTTGCTTCTTCTGCGTCCACTTCTTCTTGGGACATTTCTGTTTCTTCGCATAAGGCTTCGCATAAGGCCGCACTGTCCATAAAATCTTTATCGCCGATGTCATCTAATTTGATACCTTTCAAATAGGTATCAAATGCACTTTTATATATAATTAAATCCTCGTCGGTTGATTCTTTTCCTGCTGATTTGAAACCTCTGCCGCGTTTTCCTTCGTATGCATCACCTGAGCAATTCATACAATATCCGATGACAACTCCATTCCACCTTCCAACAGTAGAACAATTTGCGCATTCTTTCGGTCCTGTTCCTGGTAGGTGATCCGTTAACCATACAATAGGAAATGTCCCAGTGTACAAATCTCCATCATAACTGAAATATTTTTGTCTTGTTTGACTTCGAGTTCCACCACATAATACTGGTTCCGTTGGGTTAAATTGTGCCATCGTTTATTACTTCGCTTGTTGCGTTGTTAGTTTTTGAATCTACAATAAAAAATTACTGTAGATTCAAAATCAATTTTTTTTTAAATTTTAATTACATTTATAATATGAATATTCAAATACTTATTTTCTTTTAGAACTCCTTTTTTTGTTTGCATTTTTCCTTGATTTTTTTCCTCTACTCTTATTCCCTTTTTTGTTTTTCCTAGTAGTTGAACTTTTTATTACACTTGATGTTACACCTGATGCTACCCCTGATGCTACACCAACTTCTAATGTTGATAATATATCCTCTACTGCAGCAGCAACTTCTTTATTAGATAAACGCTCCGATTTTCTAATAGGAGAAACAGAATCTACAATACATTTATGCCCTTCGGGCGACAAAACATTGATAAGTTCAACTATTTGTGCATCCAATTTTTCATTGCATAAGTCTACATCATACCGAATTTTATAAAAACACCGCATACAAACAACTACATCCATCAAAGCATCGTGCAGTTTAGTTTCATCCGGAGAATATCCAAAAAGATGAGTATATAAAGCTATCAATTTCGGCATCTTGTAATATTCTTTTCCGACCTTATTTGTCGCTACAATTTTACATACATCCGCACCATATTGCCCTGTACAGAACTCTTTTTTGTTTGAATATATTTCCATAATATTTTCATCGAATTCTTCATATCCTGGAACATTCTTTAACCGGTCCATCTCAACCAATAACATATTTTTATCAAAACGAATATTATGTGCTACGATTACACCAGCTTTTCTGAAATCGACCATAAATTCCCGCAAGACTTCGCCGATGGATCGATTGAAATCCATTTCATATGCACCGGTTTCAACATTTAAAACTCGCCGTGTTCGACCTTGTGACTTTTCTAAGCTAATATGATGGATTGATTCGCTTTCTGCTGTCATAACTGTGCCTTCTGGCATCCGCAAGATTTCATTGACCACTTTTGCAACATTTTCTTGATTGTCGTATAATATATAGCAAAATTGCACCGAGTGTGGCCATTTACTGGCATCCGATTTTTGTGCGGTATATGGTTTCCCGAATTTCGATTTTTTTATTGTTGTTGCCGGTTCAAAGTCATCCCATTCTACACTTTTATCTGGCAAACCAGATGTTTCAAAGTCAAATGTTAAAGTGTATCTTTCTGATTTGAGAGAAACTGGGAATCCGTCTTTTGGATATCCAATTGATGATTCTGGTTTGCCAGATAAAGGAACTGACTGCAAAGGAACTGACTGCAAAGGAACTGAAGGTAAAGAAGACATACTTATATAGTTGTTGTATTATTAAATACTATTCTATAATATAAAAAAATAGTTTTCAATTTTTTATAAAATACTAAATTGAAAACAACTAAAAAAGTGTTTTACAAGCACAATATCCCACCATATTAGATAAAAAAACTAAAAAATGTATAAAACCAACAAATATTATCACAATTGATAAAGGAGTTTGTTTTAAATCCAAAATTGAATACACAGTATCTCCAGTATATAATCTCCATGGCAAATAAATAAAAATAAACCACGAATATAACCACATATAAGTATACATTAATGTTACGTTACTGTATTCATTTGAACAAATCACTTCTTTATTTAAATATTCTTTTCTAGAAAGTAAATATATTAGCATATAAGGTACAGTATGATGGACATATGTACTAAAATCCATATGCCATTCAATAATATCACTTGATTCATTTGTTCCTGATCCTATTCGATCTGCATCTTTCATATCAAATGCCAATTTAGATATCCAATATCCAGACATAATAATAAAATGCACATTATGTGCAATAGGAAAAAAAGAGGCAGAAAAATCAGTAATAAATAATGGACAAATAAGAAATGCAAATGATGCAATATGACCAGTATCAGTAAATCGAATAAACTGTTTTACCCAATTATGTTGTGGATTTGGCAAATAATTATATAAATGACCATACCAATAAAAATAATTTAATGAATATAATTTAATAGAAATAGTAGTTGATAAATAAAAATCTTTAGTAACAAAATAAACAAGAGCGTAAATAGGATAGATATGTAATCCATTTTTTATATATTTTGTTATTAGACCAAGTTTCGACATTCTCATTAATAATATTAATGGTATAAATTGTAGTATTTGTAAAAAATGTATTATGCTTTTTATTATTTGCATTATTTTTTCAATATAATTACATGTATTGAATAAACTTTAAATTAATTAATAATAGTTAATTACTAGGAGTTTATTACTTGGAGTTTATTACATTTTAACTTCGCCAATATATTGGCCATTCTTTAGACCAGAATAACGGTTTTGGTAAAGTTCTTTGACATTGACAAATAATATTATCGGGTTTCATACCATAAGTAGTATATTGATAATTCCCACATTTAATACAGAAATCGCAAGTCATATGAGGACCATCTTCTATATATTGCAACCCACCATCAGGATCAGGATAGTTTCCTCGAAAAATCCAACCAGTATAATTTAATTGTTTTTCATCAAAATCTATTGGCGTATAATGTAATGAGTTTATTCTTTTTATCATAATATCTTTTTTATTCTTTGTTTCATTTTGCTCTGCTATATATCTTTCTGACGATAAAGAGGACATACTTATATATGCGATGTTGTAATAAATACTATTTTATAATATAAAATAATAGATTTCAATTTTTTTTTTATATTCACACCATTCTTTAATCAAGTAATAAGGTCTTGGTAGAAGTCTATATTAAATATTAAATATATAATAGAATATTATACATAATTTTTACATATACCAAAGCTTCTACGGTGCCAAACTGTAATTCCGTGTTGTTTAATACCATCAATGTGCTTTTTCGATCCATACCCTTTATTTGAATCCAAACTGTATTTTTCTATTAATTCTGGATATTCTTTGCATAAATCCTCTATATATTGGTCGCGTTCAACCTTTGCTATTATTGATGCAGCGGCTATTGCAGAATACTTATTATCGCCTCCTTCTATACAAACATGATGTATTTGTACTATTTTCACATCCGAACTTACTTCTGTATAAGGGTTGAAATAATTTCCATCAATTAATAAATTTACCGATGCTGCTTGTAAGTTTGTACCTTTTTTAATAACTTTTTTAATACTCCTATGCATCGCACTTTGTGATGCTTGTAAAATATTTATATTATCAATTGTAGTTTCATCTTCATAACTAACTGCCCACGATATAGCATTTTCCTTGATATATTCAGCAACTTCTTGAAGTTGTTTTTTTGAATGAAATTTTTTACTATCTTTCATTTTCGAATGATCAAAACTGTCATCTTTAGGTAAAATAACTGCCGCCGCATATACTCTTCCAAAAAGTGGCCCTCTACCAACTTCATCAACCCCTATTTCAAATATAAATGGATTCTCATTATAAAATTTCAATAATGGTTCAGATTTTACACGCTTTTTTTTATTTTCTTCAGATTTTGCTGTTGTAGTCATTCCATTTATCGTACTTATAAATTGTTCAATCATTGTTTAGATTATTAATATAATATTAACAATATGTTTTTATATTATTTTCAAATCAATTATTAATTCAATTCTTAATCAAATAAAATAATCAAATATATTTTAAACTTTTTTCACTATATAAAATATACAACAATGATCAATGCCGCATTATTACTTTTTATAATATTATTATTAGGTCTTGTATTATGCTCGTTTTTAGGAGGTCATAATTGTTTAAGAGAGGGTATGACAACAGACTCAACTACTGGTGCAAATGGTGCGACCATAACTACTGCGACTGGTGTATCTGGAAATACCGCTTCACTTGCTGTCGGACCTCAAGGAAATGTTTATACTGCGACTGATGTTTCTGGTAATGTTAATGCAAGTTCATTAGATAGCATCCATCAAGATACATTTTATGGACCAAATGGTGGATCAGCAAAGGTAACAAATATTAATGGTGTTTATCAAATTGAGGTATCTGATGCTGCTGGAACTACTACAAATTATACATTTAATCCTGCGACTTCTTCCACTAGTGGAACTGGAACTGGAACTGGAACAGGAACAGGAACAGGAACAGGAACTGGAACAGGAACAGGAACAAGTTCTTCTTCTACAACAAATACAACCATTCAAGCAATGACTTTTTATGGACCTTATGGAGGAAAAGCACAAGTTGTATATGGAAGCAATGGAAATTATGTAGTGAGAATATCTTATCCTAGTGGACAATCAATTGATTATACTACTACTAATCCATATGTTTATAATCCAAACACACAATCAGTTGATTCAACTATAAATCAAGGTGGCACATATCCTGGATATTCTACTTCAGCGGATTATCAAAATGGTACTACTACAAATAGTTATTATGGTCCTAATGGAGGACAAGCTGGTTCTGTTACTGGACCTTATGGAAATTCTATGGGTTATGCTACTGGTCCTATGGGTAATACTATTGTTGGATCAAATTCTGGTGGGTACGATTATTCAGGATCACTCCCACCCGGTATTCCTAGACAAATGATTCCACCAGGACAACAAGATTTGTATATATTAAAATCGGAAGTTGTCCCACCAGTTTGTCCTGCGTGCCCAACAAGTTCTGCTTGCCCGAGAGAGGAAAAATGTCCTCCTTGCCCAGCATGTGCTAGATGCCCAGAGCCGTCATTTGAATGCAAAAAAGTACCTAATTATAATGCTATAAATAATACTTATTTGCCTGTTCCTGTAGTAAATGATTTTAGCACATTTGGTATGTAAAACGGGTTATTTATTTTATATTTTTTATTTTTTATTTTTTATTTATAATTGATATTATATTAATTATAAATTATTTTTATTATTTCTTTTAGTTTAATTAAGATTGTTATTTTTTCTTGTAAGAAGTATTCCTTTTCTTGGTCTTTGTTTTTTTATTTTTTATTGAAGTCTTCTTCTTTTTAGTATTTATTTTTTTGTTAGATTTTTTATAGGAAGTTTTC